GAGCCAGAAATCTTGACCCGCATGCCAACCTCAAAACCCTCTTCGATGAACTCGCCATCTGTATCTTGGATGAAGTCGTTGTGAGCAAGCCCTGTTGCGTCAGGATCGCCCTCATGAAAGCTCAGATTTTCTGAGGTCATGCTTGGCATTAACTCTTCGCGCAAGTCCTCATTTTCCAAGACCGTTGCGTCTACGCTGGTTGCGCTATTAAAAGCTGTAACCTGAGCATACCCATGGTGTATCTTAATGATTCGCCCAACATCTGTGCTTGCAAACGTATTTTCTGAAGCAGTGATTGTGATGTCACCGTCGTTCGTAATTGAATCAAACGTTGCTGTTGCACCCGACGTTTCACCGGTAATTGTTTCGCTTGCTTGGAATGTCCCATCAACAGAAGCCACAACCATGTCGTCCACGCCGTCATCTGTAATGATCGTTGCAGTCGCTCCGCTTGTTCCGCCAAGGATTGTTTCGCAAGCCGCAAACGTCCCAGACAGCGAGCTGTAGTTTATGTCCGACAGAGTTGTTGCTGCGTTTGCAACCAGCGTTGAGCCATCAAAGGCAGGATCAAGCAATGGGCCGCGACGAAACTCAACATCCGCGATTGTCCATGCGTCATGGTCAGTACGGGTAATCTGCTGTGGCGGATGATTCGGATGCACGATGTACATGATGTCTGCTGATTGAGCAAACTTCAGACCAGAAAGTTCTGTATGTGCGTATGGCGTTGTAAACTCTACCGGACTGCCGCCGCCATCGACGACGACACCGCCATCTTTATAAACGCGGAAAACTTCATCACCAAACTCTAATATGTACGCCTGTTCAACATTAAACTCAAACGGGATCAGTCGGACATTCTTAGTGCTGTCTTTGACCTCGCTGATAAACTCAGTGCCAGGTCTGCGCGTTGCACCGCCATGCGGATGCACGAGAAAATTCTGTAATGTTTTACAGCCGTTGAAGTACTTTGAAAGATCAGTTCTTCCATCTAATCTAGGAGAAAGCTCACCCGCAGTGAAGTTGGTGAACGCAGGACTTGCCTTCGCCATACATCAGAACCTCGCCCGAATAAACGTATCAGCCTCGATACCACCTGAATCAGTCACGCTTGTAATGCTTGCTGGTGTGCCTTCGGTTGCATCAACAAACCGAGCCTCTTTCAGCTTCTCTTGGTACACAGCCCTCATCTCTTGAGCAAGGCTTGTGCTACCCGCAAGCGGATATGCCAAATCAGCCGCCAGTGCCGCAGCAATCGACTCAATCAACAGCATGTCGTATTGGTTCACATCCTCTACGCGACCTACGTACACTAGATTGAGTGTGTCTTCATTGCAGAGAATCTTGCGCCCCTCAACACGATGAATGATGTCATGAAAGTCTAAACTAATCACACGCAAGCAATACGGATCAGTCGGCAATGTAAATGCATTGTCGAACTCAAATGTCGGAGCCGTTGCGTCTGGGCTCAATGTCCTACGAGTAATCAATGCGTTCCATGGGTGCGCTCGAAATACCGAGTCGCGGATAAACTCGTATCGCTGATTGCAAATACGCGCCGCCTTGCTGTCCTCTGTCAAGGAGATGATATTGGATGCCCCAATCTGGTTTAGCGCACTGTTACAAATATCAACGACCGATGCCATTAGTGTAAGCTCAATTCAAGGCCACTTGCTTCCAATTCGTAATCACCAACAGCAAGCGAACCATCCATCAAAAACAAGTGAGCAAATTCACTTGCCGCCTCTTGGTCTTTAAAACCGTCTACTGATATTAAAACAGAAAACGTGTTGTCTTCACACTCTGCAAGATGCAAAGAGAATCCTGATACGTCAGATAATTCCATGAGGCACTCCAGTTTCAAGGGAAGGGAAGAAGGGGGCCGAAGCCCCCTCCAAACGCTGTATTAGTTTACAACGTAGAACATTACAGCTTCGATTACCTTGTCTGCGTCGAGAGAGTAGCTTCCCGCGTCAGTCAAAGTTGCTGTAACAACGTACTCATTGCCAGCCAAAGACTGATCCAGAGAAACCTCTGTGCCAGAACCTAAGGCCAAAGTTGCTGCAATCTCAGTGCGGCCTGCCGCAGATGAAAGATCAGTTGCAGCAAGGAACTCATCCGCGTCTGCATCAACAGCAGTGCCAGCACCATTGGTGTAGGCCGCGTGACCGATTGATACGTTGACGTCTGTTCCCAAGTCATCGTTGGTGATGTGACCGTAAACAATCCGCGCTCCCTGTGGAAGTGCGAACAGCTCAATTACATCATCAGCCGCTTCTGTGCCAAGTGTAGTGTAAGTCGCACGAGCGATGCGGATTTCTCCGCCAAGCTGGTTGCCCTTCACTACTTCGCGTGGATCGTCCTGAGTCAGGTCAGTACGAACGTCAGAATATACAGTTGCCATTGTCTATCTCCTTATGACCCAAAGCTCAAAGTTTCGTCTTCGTCACAGTCGATCTGGACAACCTTCTCTTCTTCCATGCGAGTCGCACCGAATGTTGCACAGTAGTAAACCTGTGTTGCGTAAGACTTGTCTGCACGCTCTTCGATGCGAGCCACAACGTCCTTGCCAACAGCCAGTTTGATACCGTCTTCTGCCCATGCAAAGCAAGAGCGAACATTGGTAGAAGCGTCGAGTGCCAAACGGTTAGACACGATGAACTTGAAGCCCATGAATGTGTCGATGTCACCCTGTACCAAAGCCTTCACAGTGTTGAAGTCCGCTGAAGTTACAGCAGTTGTGTTCAACAGTGCTTCGATCTGGCGAGGTGAACAAGCCAGGTAGCGAGGGATTGAAGGATCAACGCTTTGCTGATCTAACAATGACTTCGCTTGAATCAGCTTCTCGATTGTCATGTCTACTGATCCAGCAGCGATCTGGTTGTCAGACAAGAAAGAAGTTGAAGTTGCGCCAGACTTGCCAGTCTTCGCAGTACCCAGTGCCGCTTCGATGATTGCATCATCCATTGCACGACCCATTGCAGCCGCCGCAGTGCGAGCGTATGCAGATGTTGGATCAATCAACATGCGTACTTTGTCTTGATCGTCGATGAGGTCAGCCCACTCATAAGACTCAAGAGTAACCATCCGACGAGAATGTGGAGTTTCTACAAGCGGAGTGTCGCCGTGGCGAGTCGTACGCTTGATAGCGGCTGATTGACCAACCTGGTCAAAGAAAGCCTTTTCACCTGTAACAGCCTCTTCTGATACAGAACCACGAAGCAATGAACCCATCTGCTGAGAAAGCAACTGGACATTGCTGCTAAACTGCTGAACAAACGCAGTTGTAATTTCGGTTGACATGATATGTCTCCTTAACAGCTAAATTTTCAGTTGTTTCGTTTCCCCGAAAACTCGGAACGAGAAAGTGCGTTTTATGGTACGCAACCAGCAGGGGCTTACGCTTGTCCTGTCTTGCATGTCCTAATCTGTCACGGGCCGAGGCTTGTCGTGCATAGGACGGATAGCGTTATTCTAAGCCGTAACCCAGAATAACGCCAATCCTTATTTTAGGTTGTCGCAGAACGATACTTCATCGCCTCTTCGACGTACCACTGGTGCTCAGGATGACGCTGATCCCAGTACGGTGTATTGGGTGCAGTCAGCTCACGCACTTTCTGCATTGCGTCGTCTGGAGTCATGGCCCCACTTGTACGCACACCTTCAAGGGAATCTTCGCCAACGCGGTCTGTGATGTATGTTCCCACATTTGCTAACAAGCGAATAATCTCTGGGTTGTCACCCAACAGCGTACCATCAGCCAACTGAATCTCAGCCAGGTCAGGGTTACTGAACTCAGCCAACACGCCGTTGGCAATCGAGAGCTTGTCGTCAAATGCTTCGCCATACTCGCGCTTTAGCTCGGTTTCCACTTCGGCAACACGCGCTTCGGCTTGTTGCTGTGTCATTCCGACTGTTTGCGAGGTGAGTTGGTTGTAAGCATTAAGCATGTGTTGCGCTTGCTGTGGTGTCATGCCTGCTTCGTGTGCAGTTTGCTTGAACCACTCAAGTACATTCTCGTCAGGCTCAATGCCTTCCTCAAGGTTGTTTACTTCAAGTTGGTATCCATCGGGGGATTCTGGACGACCAATCTTGGTGTAAAAATCTGCCCACTCTTCTTCGGTTGCAGATTTGCTCGGTAAAACCACTTTGTCTGCGCCGATCATCTGCTGTGCATGGACGTATGATTTCGCCAGTGCGCCGATGTCGTTAATGTGCGTTAGTGATTTGTGGTCACGGATTTCTTCTGGAATGGCTGTGCGCCAATCGTCAGAGCTTACTTCAGACTGAGTTACCTCTGGTTGTACAGTTTCTTGTACATCAGCAGAGACTTCAGCTACCTGTTCTTCACTCATGCGTTGTTTCCTCTAGTAATTTATCCCAATCGAGCAACATGGATTGAATAAACAGCACCACCGTCCGTTGCCCTTCACGGTAGGCTGTATCCGTAGGCTCAGTGCTAAACACTGTCCCATGAATATGAAAACGCTTTTTTAGGTCTTCCAGTACGCGCTGACCTTCTTCTGAATTGAAGACGAGTTGATATGCTTCGCGTGTTGCGCGAATGTCTTGTTCTTGCATTGTTTACTCCACTGCGTCTGCGGCTCTGAGTGCAGGTGCGGCCTGTCCAGCCGCCTCCATGTACTGCATGGCCTGTTGGTTTTCCATCGCTTGTTGTTGTTGCGCTTGCCGTTGCTCACGGATTGCGTTGACTTCATCTTCGCCACGAATTGTAGTGGCTGGGACTGCAAGCATCCGCAACAGATACTTCGACATACCGTCGATGTCGATGTAGTCCATTGAAGATGGGTCAATCTGTGATAGCGGCGTAAACAGTTCAATCATTCGCAACGCGGATTGGATGTCGCCTTGCTTCTGAGCCTTCGCAAGCGGCGAAACGTATTCGATCTCAATGTCACTCTCGCGCATAAAGTCTGGAGCAGGATTGAACGCCTTGCTCCGAACCATTATGTTATATACCCGTTGAATCATCGGTTGAAGCAACTCAGCCTGTAACCGGCCTAACACTGGGCCAAGCAAGCGCATCTTTTCTTCAGTGCGCTGTACAACCTCGGTTGCAGTCATCTGCGGGCCTTGGCTCATAATCAACTGATCCACATAAAACGCAGCCTGAATCGCCTCGCGTCTTTGGTTCTCCATGTTCATGCCCAATGGGTTGTTCGCACCAATGTTCAGTGGTTCTAAACGATCCCGCGTCCCCGCACGATAGAAATTAAGACCACCAGGCACGGTTCTGATTGGGAGCATGAAACCGTCATCAGGTACGAGTAACGGCGGATCAACTTGTTTCTGCGCTGCACGGATTGTGACCTCACTCATCTTATTGAGCATTTTGATGTCTGGCAGTGCAGTCATTGCAGGTGACCGCCCATATCCAACTTCAAATGATGCTTTTAGGAATCGAGGGGCGACATACGGGAACTCATCAAAGCCCGACTCGCTCAGTACAGTCTTGGTACGCGGATCAAGATACACAGACGCAAATGGCTTGTTCTGTGCATTGACCTTGGTAACGTCGCGCTCACTGCGCTTGAACACAGCGTGGATCAACTCAACCATGTCGTATGGATTGGCTTCGATCTGCTTGAGCATCTTGCTGTCGAGCTTGTCTTCGCCAAAGCGCATCAGTACCGCACGGCCTGGCATCTTAAACTTGCGGAAGACTGTATCGACGCGGCCCTTGTCGTCCTCAGACAAGAAACACTCAGAAATGTGGCGTGTCGAAAAGCGCATGCCGACATCTTGGTCTTGCTCAATGAACATGACTCCAGTGCCGAATGTAATCAAATCATGGTACAGCTCGTGGATTTGCTCTTGGAAGTTAGACCGCGCAAACGCAAGGTAC